CGGCAGGACGCTGGCGGACTTCCACCTCGGCAAGGACGGCTGGGCCGCCGCCGCGCTGATCAAGGCGGGGCACGCGAAGGCATACGACCCGAAGTGAGCCTCCCGGCGTAGGGAGGCTTGTGGCGTTATCCGACCGAAGGGGAGGTGTGGTGTGGGACTCATTTCCGTCAGCCAGCTCCAGAAGTACACCGACAAGCTGGCCGTGGCCTACGAGCAACTGAAGACGGTCGCCGGCATCGGCACCGGCAGCGTGGTGGCCGGGACGTACCGGAACCTGATCAACAACCTGGAGCAGATCATCGCGGTCAACTTCGACGACCACGAGATCCAGGCCGACCTGGGGCCGAACGTTCGGACGCTGCTGAACAAGGCGTTCATCAAGTACGTCATGTACGACGCGCGGGCCGTGATCACGGGCCTGAGCGACCACTGCGCCAGCCGTGGCGACAGCGTGGACGCCGACATCGTGGACCTGGACAGCTTCCTGACGTACTACAACGGCGGCGACGGCGGCCCGGCGTTCAGCTCGATGCTGCACCCGAGCTTCGGCGACCTGTACTACGACCTGGTCGGCAGCCGACTGTCGGCGGTCGGCCTGTTCGCGCCGGGCATCCACCCCGACCTGAACAGCACCTACACGAACGGCATGGGCACGCGGGCCGTGGGCGGCGCGTTCACCGACGGCGCGGCGGTCGATCACACCCTGTACGAGGAGGTGACGCTGATCGCCGAGGTGATCACCGACTTCGCGGGCGGGGCGACCAACCCGACGCTGACCATCGCCGGCACCGACGACGCCGGCGCGATCACCACCACCTGGACGGTTGGCCTGGGCGCGAACAACCCGACCGCCAGCCTCAGCACGACGAACACGAACGCCATCACGGCGCACAGCAAGTCGTCGATCCTGGTGGCCTCGACGACCGGCATGGTCGCCGGCACCGTGGTCAAGATGTCCGCAGGAACCCCTCGGGAGGAGGTGGTGGTCGTCCTGTCCGTCGAGGACGCCACCCACTTCACCGCCGAGTTCCGCAAGGCCCACGACGCGGGCGACACCATGACGTTCAAGCGGAGCTTCACCCTGGCCCCGAGCGTGGCCGGCAAGCGGTGCCGCGACGTGAGCAACATCACCATCACCATCGGCACGCACACGGACGGCGCGGTGCGCGTGGTCGGCGTGCAGGAGCGGATGGGCAACCCGGTGTCGTGATCCGGGCTGCCGGCGGCGGGTCAAATCTTTGACGAAGGGGGCTGGCATGTTCATGAAGAGCGCCCTCGCTGCGGCCCGCCGCAGGGGGGACGACCTGATGCAGAGGGCCGGCGGCGTCGTCGGCGGCTCGGCGTTCATGATGGGCGGCGGCAGCCAGGGCAGCCTGGGGACGCTCGCCAAGCAGACGAGCATGGCGCAGCACAACGAGCAGATGCGCCACTTCTGGGGCTGGCCCTACGCGGTGATCCGCACCATCGCCCAGCGGATCGCCGGGCAGCCGCTGCGGGTGGCCCGCGTGCTGGCCGAGGACGAGGTGCGGCGGATCGAGCAGGGCCGCATGCAGACGAAGGGGTTCGCCCGCTGGCGGCGGATGATGCTGCGGCGGCCCAGCAAGGAGTCGCTGCCGGCCTGCTACAAGGACTTGCAGAGCCGGCTGGAGGTGCTGGACAGCCACGAGATCATCAGCCTGGTGGCCCGGCCCAACCCGATCATGACGCGGTGGGCGATGATCTTCAGCACGTTCGCCGGGCTGGAGCTGACGGGCAAGAGCTACTGGTGGTTCCACGACGACCCGCAGGGCGGGCTGCAAATCTGGCCGCTGCCGGCGGGCTGGGTCGAGCCGGAACACGACGAGTTTGAGCTGTTCGCCCGCTGGAAGGTGACGCCGCCCGGCCTGGGCGTGACGATCACGGTGCCGGGCAACCGGATCGGGTATATGTACTACCCCGACCCGGCGAACCCGCTCGGCGCGCTGGCCCCGCTCCAGGCCAACGCCCGCAGCGTGGTGGCCGACGAGGCGATCCTGGACGCCCAGCGGCGCGGCTTCAGTCAGGGCATCTTCCCCGGCATGGGCGTGGTGATCGGTCGCCACCCCGACGTGGCCGGCGTGCCCGGCATGCGGCCCATCCTGACGAAGGATCAGCGGGCCACCCTGATCGCGGCTATCAAGCAGGCGTACCGTGGCGTGATGAACGCCGACGAGCCGATCATCCTGGACGGCCTGATCGAGGACGTGAAGAAGCTCACCAACTCGCCGCGCGAGATGGACTTCATGGAGTCGGGCAAGAACACGAAGGAGCGGATCACGCAGGGCTGGGGCGTCAACCCGATCTCGATGGGCCAGATCGAGGGCGCGAACCGGGCTTGCCATGACACCGAGACGGAGTTGTTGACGCTGCGCGGCTGGATGCGTTACGGCGAAGTGAAGGCCGGGGACGTGGCAGGGACCATGAATCCAGACACCGGGCGGTTTGAGTGGCAGGCCGTCAGCCACGTTCACGTCTACCCGAATTACTGCGGAGAGATGATTCGTCTTAGCGGGGCGAAGATCGACGCTCTGGTAACGCCAGATCACCGCATGTGGACGCGGCGCGGCCAACGTGGCGGAAAGTTGACGCCAGACTCAGGGTACGGCTTCAAGACGGCCAGCGATCTGTGCTGTCATGACGTGCTGCCGCTGTCACCGCTGCCGCAGGTTGGTGCCAGGGTGAACACTTTTGTGCTACCCGGAGTCGAGGACGGCAGAGGTGCCAGGCGGAACGGCTCGCTGCTGGACGTTCCGGTTCAGATGGACGCCTGGCTGGAGTTTATTGGCTGGTTCGTCTCCGAGGGATGGACGCTGGGGTTGCAGGGCCGGAAGAAGTCTCGCGCTGTCGGCATCCGGCAGGCGGTCGGCAGTATCGAGGAGTGTCGTCGCATCCGCGCCTGCATGGAGGCTCTGAGGATCAGGAAGGTTCATGTCTTCAAGAGGCGTGCCTATGCCGGATATGAGATGCCAGACATGTATGACCGGCAGGCCAGCGAAACGTACATGATCTACGACAAGCGGCTGTGGGCGTGGCTGCGCGATAATTGCGGTATCAGGTCGGCGAGCAAGAGGCTGCCCGGTTTCCTGTTCGGGTTGCCTGCCGAGCAGTCAGCCAGGACACTGGAGGCGATGCTACTGGGGGACGGGAGTCACCGCAAGGCGACTGAAGAGAGGAAGTATAGCGGCCTGCACGCCGCATACTTCACCAAGTCGCGTACCTTGGCAGATCAGACCCAAACGCTGTCCGTGTTGTGTGGGCGGGCTGCCAGGATTGGAAAGGACCGCTCCAACGGCGTTCACACTGTGGGCGTGTCGGAATACAGCCGTGAGATGTCGCTGCTGCCAAAGCACATCTCGCGCGAGAAGTACAGCGGAACGGTGTGGTGTGTTACGGTGCCCAACGGCTTGATCGTGACGCGGCGAAACGGCAAGACGCTGGTGTCGGGCAACAGCTCGGCGACGGCGGACGACCACCTGTGCGCCAACGTGATCAACCCGAGGCTGATGCTGATCAGCGAGATCATGACGCGGTGGATGCCGCCGCTGTTCGGCGAAGACCCCGACCGGACGCTGGTGTACTTTGAGACGGCGAAGGCGTTCGACCCCGACATGGAGCGGACGAACGACCAGTTCCTCCAGTCCGCCGGGGCGGTGAGCCGGAACGAGCTGCGGGCGAAGTACGGCTGGGGTCCGATCAAGGAGGGCGATAGCTGCTTCGTGCAGGGGTTCGGCGAGGTGCTGATCCAGCCCGAGGTGGACGATACACCGCCCGACGACGACGGCGGCGACGAGGACGACGGCAAGGGCTTCGACGACCCCTCGGGTCCGGGCTACCGCTGCTGGGCCAAGCAGCTCGGCGACAAGGGCGTGGTCAAGCTGTGGCTGCGGAACCACGGTCGCGGCGAGCGGCGCATGGCCCGCGAGATCCGCGACCACTGGATCAAGGTCGGCCACCAGGTGAACGCCGCCCTGCGGTCGCTGGTCGCTGGCGGCGGGAAGATCACCGAGGAGGCCATCGGCCAGGCGTTCTGCCACCACGAGCAGGACCACGCCCTGCGGAAGCGGGTCGAGCCGCACGCCAAGGCGCTGCTGCTGGTCGGGGCCGTGACGGAGTGGGAGCTGTACACGCCGCGCCGCAGCCACGAGATGCTGCTGAGCCGCAAGAGCGAGGAGATGGCGAGCGTGCGGCTGCGGCTGCCGAACGACGTGCTGTCCGGCATCGACAAGGCGGCGGCGCGGCTGATGGAGTCGAGCTACTGGAGCGACATCGTGTCCGGCGTGAAGGCCGACATGATCCGGGTGCTGAAGGACAGCATCACCGAGGGGCTGTCGGGCAAGGAGACGGCAGACCGCATCCAGCGCGAGTGCCTGGGCATCAACCGCTCCGCCAGCCGGGCCGAGAACATCGCCCGGACGGAGTCCACGCTGTTCCTCAACGCCGGCCACGAGGAGACGCGGCAGAAGCTGAACCGGCTGGGCTTGCTCAAGGCGAAGCGGTGGGCGGCCATCGTGGACGGCAGCACCCGGCCCGAACACGCCCACGCGGACGGGCAGCAGGTCGGCCCCGACGACGACTTCAAGCTCAGCAACGGCGAGTCGGCGAAGTTCCCCGGCGACACCCGCCTCACCGCCGGCCAGCGGTGCCGCTGCCGCTGCACCGTGCTGAGCGTCACCGTTGGCCCCGAGGATCTGTGACCGTGGCGAAGGACCGGACGAAAGAGGCCCTGTCCGAGCTGAACGAGGACGCCGCCAGCCGCAAGAAGCTGGAGCTGGTGGCGGCCTGGGTCCAGGCCGAGGGCAAGGCCCGCATCGAGAACGAGAGCTGGGGCGAAGTCACCGTCAGGATGCGCTGGGAGAAGGGCGTCCTGAAGGAGGTGAAGCTCACCGAGGAAACCATCGTCCGCGACCTGGCGCAAGTCGGCCTCGCGTGTGCGTCCGAGAATCAGACTTGACAGCCGCCGGGTCAGAGGTATAGACTGCAAGACAGACGCACGGGTCAAACGTTTGACCCCCTCCCCGAAGCCATCGAACGTCAACACGAGGCCGGGGCGCATGGCTCACCTTCGGGAGCCGCGCCCCGGCCTCTTTCGTTACCGGAGGGACGGCATGAACGAGCTGGAGAAGCTGCTGGCCTCGCTGAAGAAGCGGGCGGCGACGGGGAAGGGTATCAGCCTGGCCCTGTACTACCTGAAGACCGCCGAGCCGCACGTCGAGGCGTTAAGCATGGCGGACCTGGCGGCGTACAAGCGTGCGCTGAAGGACGCGGAGAACAAGCTGGTGTTCCGCAGCGACGAGCTGCCCGAGGTGAAGTCCACGAAGGACAAGGGCTTCGCCTCCCTCGGCCTGAAGGAGGAGGAGTCGCGCGGCCTGGACAAGGCGTGCATGGTCTTTGAGAGCGTGCTGACCAGCAGCAAGCAGGACCGCGACGGCGACATCCTGGAGCCGAAGGGCGCGGAGATCGACCCGCTGATGCCGCTGCTGTGGCAGCACATGCCGATGATGCCCATCGGCAAGTACCTGAAGATCAGCCACCGCGACGACGACCTGATCAAGACGTTCGCGGCCATCGCCGACACCGAGCTGGGCCGGGACGCCGCGATGCTGCTGGAGTTCGGCGCGCTCCGCATCTCCCACGGGTTCGCCCCGAAGGAGTTTGAGCCGCTGAAGGACGGCGAGACGGAACACCCGACGCCGGGCTGGCGGGTCCGCAAGTACGAGGTGATGGAGAAGTCGCTGGTCAGCATCCCCAGCAACACCGACGCGGTGATCACGGCGTACAGCCGCGAGAAGCTGCACCACCCGTTCGTGAAGGGCTGGGCTAAGGGCATGTACGACGCCCTGCCGCCGATGGTCAAGAGCGGCTTCGACGCCGCGAAGTCGGGCGGCGGCTCGGGCCAGAGCGTGACGATCATCAACGTCCAGGGCGGCATCGGCACCGGCACCGAGGGGTCGAAGACCTACGAGGAGCTGCTGGGCCTGAAGAAGTCCAAGGACGACGGCAAGGCGAAGAAGGGCAAGAGCCATATCGCCAAGGACGAGGACAAGGACGAGGAGGCCCCCGCCGAGGAGCGCCCGAGCGTCCCCGAGCTGGAGCAGATCCGCGACGACCTGAAGAAGCTGCTGGAGGAAGACCTGTCCGACGAGGCCCGCCAGCGCGTCCAGGACGCCATCGAGGACGTGTCCGAGCTGATCGGCCACGACGCGGGCGAGACGGGCAAGTGGGACGAGGGCGAGGAGCGCGACGACGAGGCCGAGGATCGCGAGGACGAGGAGTCGTCGCTGGAGGAGGAGACGGACGCCGAGGAGGAGGCCGAGCCGGACGAGGACGAGCAGCCCCAGGACGGCGAGGAGGGCAAGGAGGACGAGGAAGACAAGGAGGACGAGGAGGAGAAGGAAGACGAGGAGGAAGAGGAGAAGGAAGGCGACGACGAGGACAAGGAGGACGACGAGACTTCCGAGGACAAGGAGGACGAGGAGCCGGAAGACAAGGAGGGCGACGAGGAGGACAAGGAGGACGAGGACAAGGAGGACGAAGAGAAGGAGGGCGACGACGAGGACAAGGAGGACGAAGAGGAGGAGGAAGACAAGTTCGACGACGCCGTCCGGGAGGACGAGGAGGAGGAGAAGGAGGACGACGAGGACAAGGAGGACGACGAGGAAGTCAAGGAAGAGGACGAGATGAAGGAGTGCCCGGAGTGCGGCAAGGAGGACGTGCAGAAGGCCGACAGCTACTGCGCCGGGTGCGGCCACAAGTTCGACGACGCGGTCAAGGAGGAGGACGACCTGCTCGACGACTTTGAGGTGGAGGAGGATGAGGAGGGCAAGAGCCTGGTGTCCATCCGCCTCAAGGGGAGCAAACTCCTGGAGAGCCTGGCCGAGAACGAGAAGGAGGCCAGGAAGGCGGAGAAGAAGGGTTTCAGCAAGCAGGCAAAGGAGGCGGCTATCACCCTGTACGCCTGCCTCGCGACCGGAGAGCGGCTGCACTGCGACCAGATCAAGGCCCTGATGCGGGAGCTGTCGAAGGCGCTGACGCGGGAGATGTGGGTCAAGCTGATCCGCGACCTGAAGAAGTTCATCTGAGCCGACCTTTGTGCCGGGTCAAACGTTTGACCCGGCACCGGGATAACCTCAAGGGGGAATGAGACATGCCGGGTGCAGGTATCTCCGGGAAGGACGGCGACGTGAAGATCGGCGCGACCCAGATCGCCGAGATCACGAAGTGGTCGTTCAACCCCAAGGCGAACATCCCGAAGTACGCCAGCAACAAGACGGGCGGCTACAAGAAGGCCGTCGTCGGCGTCCGGGACGGTGCCGGTTCCATCGAGGGCAAGTGGGATCCCGCGATCCCCGCGACGAGCGTGGTCGCGCCGGGCACGCTGGTGACGCTGAAGCTGTACATCAACGCGACTCAGTTCTGGTCCGTGCCGAGCGCCATCGAGGGCTTCAAGCACGACGTGGACCTGGACACGGGCGAGGTGGTCGGCTGGTCCGCGGACTTCCAGACGGACGGCGCGTGGACGGACCCGGTCGCGGCCTTCACCCTCCCGCCCGAGCTGGAAGGCATCCCGGAGGGCGCGGAGGCGGTGTTCCTGCCGAACGTGCCGGTCCAGACCGAGGGGCAGGAGCTGTCCCCCGCCGCCGCCGCCCTCCAGAAGGCGACGGAGGAGAGCGTGCGTGCGAAGCGCGGCACGCTGACCCGCCAGGATCTCGTGAAGGAGTGCGTCGAGGCCAGCCTGGCGGCCCAGCAGCCGATCATCGACGGGATGCAGGCGATGCTGGCGAAGCTCACCGCCCTCCTCGGCCAGGGCGCGGTGCAGGTCAAGGAGAAGATCGAGGCCGACCAGAAGGCCGTGGACGAGGGCGGAGAGGCGAAGGTCGCCTGACGCCGGGATCAGGGGTAAAGCGCCGGCCCGCGTGGGGCCGGTTCTCACGAAGGGAGATGACCGATGTACAAGCTGACGACGGCGCTGAAGGCTTACGCCATCGCGCACCTCGGCGTCAAGGCCGGCGCTTCGGACGACGCGTTCCGCAATGCCGTCAACGCCGCGCTGAAGACGAAGAAGCTCACCCAGGCGAAGCTGGAGGAGCTGACGAAGACGAAGTCGTCCGGGGGGTCCGGCGGCGGGAACGGGGGCGTGGGCGGGCTGCTCAAGCGGCTCGTGGACAGCGCCGTGAAGGCGGCCACGGGCGGCGGCAAGAAGAAGGAGCCGGCCAAGAAGCCCGCCGACAAGGGCGGCAAGAAGGGGGGTAAGGTGGCCGACAAGAAGAAGGGCGGCAAGTCCAAGAAGGACGAGCCGAGCGAGATGGACAAGGCGGTGGACCGCCTGCTGTCCAAGCGGCTCGCCAGCCTCGGCATCGAGGTGAAGGGCGGCGACGGCGACGGCGGCGGCAGCCCGGTCGCGCTGCTGAACAAGGCGGCCCCGTACCTCCGCAAGGACGACGTGCGGGTCAAGAGCGCCGCCGAGCGCTACAGCAAGGAGCGGACCAAGGCCATCTGCCCGCAGCGCACGGGCCTGATGGGCAAGGGTAGCTGGCACCCGCACGCGGGCCAGCCGGCTCAGTACGACGGGCGGCTCCTGAGCCACCCCTCGGAGCTGGACAAGGCCGTGTCCGGCGCGTACTTCAAGTTCGCGCTCGACTGCCAGCACGAGGCCCGCGACATCCCGCGCGGCCTGCGGATGACGGACCACGACCGCGAGCTGGTGCAGTACGCCCTGCACGAGTGCGAGTGGACCGGCCTGATCCGGGGCCAGGGCAGCGAGGACGGCGCGTGGAAGGTCCACAACCGCAAGCTGAACGAGATGGAGCGCAAGGCCCTGCTCGACGACGCCACGTCGGGCGGCCTGGAGGCGACCCCCATCGTGTTCGACGACGCGGTGATCCTGACGCCGGTGCTGTTCGGCGAGCTGTTCCCGATGCTGAACGTCGTGAACATCACGCGGGGCCGCCGGATGGAAGGGTTCTCGATGGGCAACCCGACGTTCACGTCGGGCACCGCCGAGGGCACGGCCATCACGCCGTTCACCACCACGTCATTCATCGCGGCGTTCGACACCACGATCTTCAACGCCGTCGCGGCGATGGAGATCGGCATGGACTTTGAGGAGGACAGCCCGAACGACATCGGCGGCATCGTGGTCGAGCGGTTCGGCATGAAGTCGATGGAGTGGCTGGACCGCGTGGTCGCGGTTGGCGACGGCACGACGGAGCCGACCGGCGTGTTCACCGCGTCCGCGATGACGGCGGTGGCCTCGGACAACAGCACCGCCGGCCCGCCCACGGTGGGCGACTACGAGGGCCTGATGTTCGGCGTCGTCAAGGCGTTCCGCAAGGAGCCGGGCGCGCAGAACGCCTTCCTCGGGAACGAGGTGAGCTACCGCCGGGCGCGGGCGATCCCGGTCGGCCCGACCGACGAGCGCCGCGTGTTCGGGATGACCCACGGGGACTACACCCTGCTGGACCACCCGTACAAGATCCAGGTGGACGTGCCGAACAACAAGGTCTGCTTCGGCAACTGGAAGCGCTACCGGATGTACCGGCGGCTCGGCCTCAACGTCCGCATCGAGACGGCGGGCAACTACCTGTCGATCAGAAATCTCAAGCTCATCGTCATGCGTATGCGTTTCGGTGGGCAACCTGAACTCGGTGGTGCTTTTGCCGTGATGACGGATGCCCAGGCTTGAGATAAAATAGACGGAGCCTGTCAGCGCTGGTATCGCCGGCAGGCTCCTCACCTCAACCTGTCTCGCGTAAGGAGACAAGCGTGGCTGAAGTTCACTCTACGCAAAAGTGCCGGAAGTGCAAGAACGAGTGGCCCCTGGAGGCGTTCAGCGTCAACAGGAGGCGCAAGAGCGGCTACGACACGATCTGCCGCACCTGCAAGTCGGAGTATATGCAGGGATACAGTCAGACGGATCGTGGCAGGGAAGTCAAGAAGCGTGCTACCGTCAGGACGCTTCAACGTGATGCCGGGTACGGAAAGACGAACCTCCAGAAGTACCACCTACGGCGGACGTATGGGATTGACGTGGCGGACTATGACAGGATGTTCCGCAGTCAAGGCGGCGTGTGCCTGATCTGCAATGAGCCAGAGACGGCGCTGTTGAGAGGAAAGGTGCGAAGCCTGGCGGTGGATCACTGCCACACGTCGGGAAAGATAAGGGGGTTACTGTGCAACGCCTGCAACAACCTGCTTCGTTGTGCGAAGGACGACGAAGCGACTCTGCTGTCAGCCGTGGAGTACCTGCGGCGACAGGCAACCTGAAGCTCATCGTGATGCGCATGCGGTTCGGCGGCCAGCCCGAGCTGGGCGGCGCGTTCGCGGTGATGACGGACGCCCAGAGCTGACCGTAGGCGTGGCCCCGGCCTGACGGGGCGGCCCTGACGACAGGCTTGAAGGAGAGCGGGCCGAGCGCCCACGGCCCGCTCCTCCAGTCGTAGCCGAGGGGGCGTTCCCCCGGCACGGTCCCGACAGACCCAAGCAAGGGAGAGACGAGAATGATCACCTTCCTCGGCGGCGACGGCAAGACGAAACTGACCGCAGCCGCGAACACCCGCATCCAGATCGCCTGCGGCGGCTACGGCGGCGACCTGTTCACCCACATCCTCAACTTCCGCTACACGCCCGGCGCGACGACGCACACCGGCACGTTCATGCGGGGCGCTTCCCGAGCCAAGGTCGCGAGCGACCTGGCCGCCGCCGGCACCGCCCTGGTGCTGGACGCCGCCGTGACGGACGGGGCCGGCAACGCCCCGGCCAACCTCGACGTGTTCGCCGTCCGCCTGGACAACGGCGACTGGCACGTCAGCACCATCTCGGCGTGGTCCGCCGGCACGCTGACGGCCACCCTCAACACGGCCATCCCCACGGGCCGCACGGCGAAGAAGGGCGCGAAGGTCGTCTGCTACGGCGTGGCCGGCGACACGATGCACAACCAGAACCAGGTGACGCTGACCACCGGCTCGACGTTCCAGCTCCCGGTGCTGGCGGGCCAGCACGTCAGCATCGTCCGGGCCAGCGCCCCCGGCGAGCCGATCATCTTCGACAGCGACAACGCCACCAACGCCGGCACCGTGGACGCGGTGCAGTGGGGCTACGCCAAGCGCTGATTGAAGTGAAATGCTTTGACCCTGCCGGCCCGAGCTGCTAAGCTGATGGGGTGTGGACCCCTGACCTGAATGGGCGGGCCGTGCGGGTCAAACGTTTGACTTCTCTCGGAGGAACATGCGATGGCGGAAACGAAGGCCCCTGCTGCGCCCGTCCAGGACGCGCGACGGCTGGGCGAGATCCTGGTCGAGATCGCGGACGAGCGGAACAGCAACGTGATGTGGCCCATCACGAAGGTTCTGCTGCGGGGCCGGTGGGCGCGGGTGAACACGCTGGGGCAGACGATGGCCCAGGTGATGCAGCCGCTGCCGGACATCCCCGGCCTGCATGTCGGGGTGGACTGCGCCAGGAAGCTGTCGAAGATCCTGGACCCGCTGAACGAGCCTCGGAACGCCGAGCTGGTGAAGAAGATCCAGGCGGTGCTGAAGGAGGCGTTCCGCCAGGTCTACGGCCCCGAGAAGGACGTGGTCCAGGAGGGGCTGAGCGACGGCGAGATCAAGAGCTGGCTGTACTGGATGAGGCGGCTCGTGGACAACGGCCAGGCGGTCGTCATCAAGGGCGAGCTGCCGGACCTGAAGGCGATCCGCGCCCT